TCCACCCGATGCAGTTGCCACTTAGGGGGCTGGGCATCACTGTCTGGCCCCCATTTTTTCATGGTCTTGCACAAGTTGTCAATTTGGGGTTAACATCCAAGACATGAAAACAACCGACAACCCCATCCGAGACGTGCTGGTCAAGGCCAGCACTGCTGGCTACACAATGGCAGACGTGTGCCGAGTCGCGCAGATCGACCAGTCCCAGGTCAGTCGCTGGCTCAGTGGGCGCACCAAGCCACTCTATGACAGCGTGAAGCGCCTCAATGACGCCACTGATGCCCTGGTAGCGGCCAGGCTTGAAGTGCTCAACAAGGCCATGGACGAGGCGCTCAAATGAGGCACATTGGCATCGACCCAGGTCTGTCTGGCGCCATTGCGGTGCTCACAGATGACACGCTCCAGATCCACGATATGCCGGTAATGACCGTGGACCGTAATGGCAAAGCCAAGCGGCAGGTGAGCGCAAATGAGTTGGCCGAGCTGCTGAACCTGTACGCAGGCAAAGACTGCCACGTCTACTGCGAGCGCGTCTCAGCAATGGCAGGGCAGGGCGTCACCTCAGTATTCAGTTTTGGCCGTTCATTCGGCATGATCGAGGGGATCTTGGCAGCGCTCAAGATGCCCGTCACCTTTGTGGCCCCTGCCACCTGGGTCAAGGGCGTTGGCCGTGGCCCTGGCAAAGATGCCAGCCGGGCCAGGGCCATGGAGCTTTTCCCGAATTACGAATACTTCTTCAAGCGCGTCAAGGACGATGGCCGGGCTGACGCTGCACTTATTGCACATTGGGGGCGTAAGCATGGCTAATCCATTCATCATTGATGGCCGAACCTGCATCAGTTTTAGCGGTGGCAGAACCAGCGCATACATGCTGCATAAAGTATTAGAAACTGGGGGGGGGGAATTGCCAAGTGATGCCATCGTATGTTTTGCAAACACTGGAAAAGAAGACGAGGCCACTTTGAAATTTGTCCAGGCCTGCTCTGATAACTGGGGCGTTGAGATCCATTGGGTCGAGTACCGCGATGCTGATCCTGCTTTTGTGCGCGTTGACTTTGAAACCGCCAGCAGGAATGGCGAACCATTTGAGGCGCTCATTCGTAAGCGTCAGTATTTGCCCAACCCGGTGACAAGGTTTTGCACGTCAGAATTGAAGATCAGGACCATTCACAAGTACTTGAAGTCAATTGGCTGGGATGACCATAACGAATCTATGGACTGGGTTGGCATGAGAGCTGACGAGCAAAGACGTGCCGCGAAGATTGCCGACAAGTCAAGGATTCCGCTGGTGACTGCTGGCGTGACCAAGGAGACTGTCGGGGATTTCTGGAGATCACAACCATTTGACCTCGAGCTGCCAAACATGAATGGCGTGACTATGCATGGCAACTGCGATCTTTGCTTTCTCAAAGGCGGTGCGCAGGTGCTATCTCTGATTGCGGAAAAGCCAGAGCGCGGCATTTGGTGGGCAAAAATGGAGGCGTTGGCGTTGGCGTCCAAGCCAAGCGGTGCGGTGTTTCGTTCCGACCGTCCATCCTACTCAGCCATGATGCAATTTGCATCAGAACAGATTGATATGTTTGACCCCAATGAAGAAGCCATTGCGTGCTTTTGTGGAGACTGATATGGATGACGCAGAACGCAAAGCAATGCGTGACCAGATCGTCTGGCTCACCCAGGAACTCGAGAAGGCCAGACGCGCCAACCAGGACAAGACGCTGCTGCTGAGTCGGATGCTCAGTCCCGAGGACCTGGGGCACGCAGTCAGCAACGAGGTGCGCCAGCTCATCTACACAATCATCATCAACGAACAGGATGCAGAAAGAGAATCATGGAACAAAAAATAATCCTCAGACCGTCAGCAGCATCGCGCTGGATCGCCTGCCCGGCCAGCGTGCGCCTGTCCCAAGGAATTGAGCAAGAACCTGCTGGGGAAGCTGCGCAGATTGGTACGGCCATTCATGCTCTGGCCGAGCTTTGCTTTAAGTCTGGGTCTGACCCCAAGGACTATGTCGGCACGATAGTGGAACGCATCACCATGACCCAGACAAATGCTGACTATGCCCAGCTCCACCTTGATGAGATCAAGCGGGTCAGAGACGAGCTGGGGCACGTTAAGGTTGAGCAATATGTGACGGTGCTGGACACTGACCAGGTCAAGCTGGGCGGTACTGCTGACGTTGTCGGCCTGGGGTCTGGCAAACTCATTGTGTCGGACCTGAAGACCGGCAAGGGCTGGGTGGATGCTGACTCTGCCCAGCTCAAGATCTACGCCTTGGGGGCCATCAGATCAGCCAGCAAAAACGGCATACCGCCACCTGGGCAGATTGAGTTGCGCATTGTCCAGCCGCACCATGGTGACGTGCGCAGTCACTCGATGACGTACAAAGAACTCTGGGACTGGTATCAAAACACACTGCGCCCGGCCATCCAGGCCAGCACTGACGCTGCCTCCCAGCCCACGCCAAGTGACTCTGCCTGCCAGTACTGCCCAGCCAAGATCGTTTGCCCTGCCCAACGCAAAGGGTTTGAGGTGCTCGCGGCCAAGCCAGACCTCAGAACCCTGGACAAGGACCAGATCCAGGCCGTCATGGTTTCGCTTTCAGTTGAGCAGATTGCTGACCTCTTGGAGCGTGCGCCGGTGGTGGAGAAATTCATTGACGCAGTGCGAGATCACGCAGTGCAACGCATAAGGAAAGGTGAGTCAATTCATGGTTGGCAGATGGTCCCCAAGCGTGCAACACGCAAATGGGCCGATGAGGCTGCTGCCTTGCAAGCGCTCACTGACGCTGGTATCGACAAGTCCAAACTGGTTTTAACTGAGATGGTGACGCCTGCCGTGGCCGAGAAGCTGCTGGGCAAGGACAAGAAGTCCATGGTCGATGACCTCACCACAAAAGAATCCACGGGTTTGACTCTAGGCCGTGCCGTAGAGTTTGCCCAATAATCCCATTCCCCCAACCGTGACGAAAGTCACATAACTCTGAAAGCGAAAGCAAAATGCTAAATCTATCCTCTGGTGGCGGCTCAGGCTCCTACGTTCGTTTCTCCCCGGCAGCCAATGCCTGGACCAATCAAGATGGAGAGATCCTGATTGGCAAAGTGGTCTTTGACATTGACAACGTCCAAACAGGCTGGCTCGAGCTGGGAGTCGGCGTGCGTGACTGGCAGCCTGATGATGTTGTCGGCAAGAAGGGTCCGCAACCCAGCGCAAACCACAAGCGCGGGTTCAACGTGAAGTTTTACTCCAAGGCCTTGGGCACTGTGGAATGGTCGTCTAACGGTGTAGGACCTTGCATGGGCATGGAGACCTTGTACAAGCAATGCTCAGAGCAGCACGCGGCCAACGTGGGCAAGCTCCCAGTGATTGAGTACACAGGCTCGCGCATGGAGAAGATCGGCAAGGGCACAACCCGTATCCCGGCATTCAACTTAACGGGTTGGATTGCCAGGCCAGCAGGCATGGATGCCGAGGCTGCTGCACCCGCTGATGAGTTTGATCCATTCCCGGCGCCAGTACCGGCACCCGCAAAGGCTGCGCACGCTGCACCCATCCCCGTTCACTCTGACGAGGATCTGTTCTAAGACGTAACGAATTAAGGGCCGGGGCTTTGTCCCCGGCTTTTTTTTCCCTTATGGAATCAAAAGAAGAATTCTGGCAACTGCTGGTGCTCATGTTGGCCCGGCGGGTGTACGAATTGGAGCAAAGAATTAAAAAATTGGAGAAGAAGAATTGAGATACCTGTCTGTTTGCTCTGGCATTGAGGCCGCAACAGTTGCATGGCATCCACTTGGATGGACAGCAGCGGCCTACTCAGAGATTGAGAAATTCCCGTCCCAGGTGCTCGCGCACCATTACCCCAACACTCCCAACGTGGGAGACATGACCAAATTTAAGGAGTGGAACATTGGATCAATTGACCTTCTTGTCGGAGGAACCCCATGCCAGTCATTCAGCGTTGCTGGACTTAGAAAAGGATTGGATGACCCACGTGGCAACCTCATGCTCACCTATCTTGCCATTGCTGACCAATATCGGCCCCGATGGTTGGTTTGGGAAAACGTCCCCGGCGTCTTGTCATCTAACGGAGGAAAAGATTTTGGAGTCTTCCTCGGGGCGCTGGGGGAACTCGGGTATGGGTTCGCATACCGCATTCTTGACGCTCAGTACTTTGGAGTGGCCCAAAGACGCAGACGTGTGTTCGTTGTCGGATACCTTGGAGACTGGAGAGCTGCCGCAGCGGTTCTTTTTGAGCGCCACAGCTTGTCAGGGGATTCTGCGCCGAGCAGAGAAAAGAGGAAAGAAGCTGCCAGTGGCATTACACACGGCCTTGGAGACGGTGGCGAATGCGCCAGAGCACTGACGGCCTCGAACTCAGCAACTGGGCGGCTTGATCCGCATGAGTCAACCTTTGTCTCGCAACCCATTGCATTCACCACAGAGCAAACGCCAAAGTACAACCATGATCAAGCGCTGACTCTGACAAAATCAGAATCTAAACACAATCAATGTGTCTCGCAACCCATCTCATTCAGCGGCCAGATGTCAAATCCCCAAACAGATGTGGAGATGACGCAGACCCTGCAAGCCAAGAACCCGATGGCGGTGGCAGTGCCAGAGGTCATGTGTACGTTAAGGGCAAGTGGTGCTGGCTTTGATCGGACAGGCAACTCTGCCACTGAGCATGAGACTTACATACCCGTCGGCACTGACCTCTACAACGGGGCAATCACTGGCGAGGTGGCAGCTCCCATGACCAACAGATCAGATGGGACAGGCACAGGTCCGACCGTGATGCAACCCATTTGCTTGATGGATCAAGGCGGCAGCGTAATGAACATAGAGCATGACATGTCAGGCACTCTTAGGCGTGAAACGCATGGACATGAACCTATCGTGATGCAATCAGTCGCATTTGAACCAGGCAAGATGAAACGCCTTGGTTATGGAGATGCAGAACTTGGACTTTCACCAACATTAAGGGCTAGTGCTGGTGACAACCAAGTTGCGGCATCAGTTGGCATGGCCGTCAGAAGACTTACCCCTGTCGAATGCGAGCGCCTGCAAGGTTTCCCCGACAATTACACAGACATTCAGCCCAAAGGCAAAGCCACGCCAGATGGCCCCAGGTACAAGGCGCTGGGGAACTCAATGGCAGTGCCCGTGATGGCATGGATTGGCAAAAGAATACAAGAAGTGGAGAACTTGCAATGCAAGCCGAACAAATAGCAAAGGCGCTTGGCAACGCCAAAAAGATAGGCAGAGGATGGTTGGCAAGTT